AATGGTGATACTTGTTGCATTTATATAAAATTTAAAAATTGGTTTTTACATTTCAGTTGGGAAAATGATAGCTTCCTCCTTCTCTTTCTCCGCTTCTGTTTTTGTTGTTTGAACAGAAGGAGATCCGGATTTATGCTTCTCGGTCCCAAAACTACTTAACAATTTATTCGTAGCGTTGCTTTCAGATTTCTTAGCAAACTTATTAAGATCCTTATTACCATCGAAAAATCCATTCTTAATAAAATAATTAAGTTTCATCTCGAATGCAATAGGATCCTTAGCCCTGATATCCATCGCTGCGCTAATAGGAATCTCCCTACCGTTCCTACTTTCATAACGTACAGGAACAGTCATCATTTCCTCGATCTTTGTTTTCTCGGCCTTCGTTACCTCTATACCGGGAAAGATCTCTTTTACCTCTGAAACAATTTTTGTTATCTCTAACTTCGTTGCATCATTTGCTTTATCCCTTACTCTTTTATTCTCTATCGCTGCCTCCTTATTGCCTTGTTCCTGTTTCGTAATAGCTGTATTAATATCAGTCAATCCATCTTTTGCTTCACCAGGTAATTCTTCATCCTGAACGGCTTTCTCAACAAATCTCTTAATCTTTAATTCAGCATGCCCCTTCATTCGTAAAGATTCAGAATAAACTTCTTTTTGAAGTTCTTCATTATCCTTGAGGTCCGTTTCACTTATAGACGCATACCTTTCTTTATAAGACATTATATTACGTACATCATCTAAAGGGATACCTTCATCAAGTGACTTAAGAAATTCCTGTGCCATTGGACTAAGAGATTTTTTATATTGCTCAACACCAGAAGTAATTGATTCCTGTATCTGTGTAGCAATATGTTCATCTATCTTATCCAGGGCCTCGGCAGGTGGTAAGTCTTTAATGTCCTCGAGGTTAAAATTTGGGAGTACGCCTTTATCCTGAAGAGACGCAGCATGGAGATGAACAGAAGACTCTTCGGTAGTTTTTGGCGCACCCCCAGATTTTGTATCTTCCTTTAATTTCTGTTCATCTGTTCCTGCTGCTTCAGATGTATTATCAACCTGAATAGTATCAGGCTTTTCTGGTTCAATTTTCTCAACCGGTTTGTTATCACTGGTTGTTGTAGATTTATCAGCACCTTCTTCTGTGCCTTTACCATCTCCTTTGTCATCATCTGTACCAATCGCCTCCTGAACTGTTTTAAGTTCTTCAGGGGATTGATCAACAGTGATTAGATTGCTTTCAATACTACCTGTGTCGATAGTGTTAAAAAGACCATCCTGACTTTGCTGCTCTTTTGTCATAAAAATTTCTCCTTTGCTTTACAAGTTTAATAATTAGTAAATAAATGCACAACAGTATCACCAATACTGTCTTTGTTATATAAGATTTTTCCTTTATAGAGATTTTTGTATATAATTAAATTATATGTTTTGAGATTTCACTAAAGTTATATTTAAGCTTTTGTTGCAGCTTTTCTTTGCCTTGCAACTTTCTCTTGTGAAGTGATATTCAGTTTGTTAATCTCTTTATCCTGCTTCAATTTTGCATCGAATTGTTTGCTTTTCTCTTTAAATTCCTCACGTCTTTCATCAAGTTGTAAACGTAGTTTTTCAAGATCAGCATTATTCTTCTCTATTTTGCTATTATCTGCACCCTGAGCCTTGATCATTTCAGCATCAATTTCCATTTGCTTCATTGTAATATCTGCCTGAAGTTTACTCATCTCGATATTAAATGTTTGTTCAAGTTTCATTTGCTCAAACTGTATCATTGCTTGCTGTGTTCTCTCTTGTGATTCTAAACTCTCTTTCCTTGCAGTATCTTCTCTCTGATCACTTTCCTTCTCTGATTGCTCAAGCTTCTTAGCCATAGCCGAAACGCTTGTATCACGATATATATTCAATACATCGGATAACTTAGCTTTATCATTCTGTAATGCTGCATGAGCAAACTGCTTAATCGCTTGTATAAGTGCTGCATCATTTGAGCTGTCTGATACATATAACCCAAACTCACTTTCAGCCAACATCTTCCTATCAACATTTACTATATTGGAAATTAATCCATCATCAACATACTGTAACTTTTTTACTCCACCATTCTTTGCATCACCCCAACAGTATTTTGTTGTTTCAAGAATTAGTGTTAATACTCTTATTTTTGTATTATCATGTAGCATGAACCACTCCTCTGTAATATGAGAAGACTTAGCTATTGCATGCTCTACACCACCAAGTGTTTCACGAGTACTAACCTGTCCTTCGCGTTGAGGTGATATCCCTGCTATCTCACTAAGTTCATTCTTAACATATAGTGCTAGTTCAAGATTTGCTTTTATTACTCCTTCTGAAGACAAGTTTATAGCTTCTGATTTTCTCTGCTTAACTGTACCTACCAATCTTCCTTGTGCCTGTCCTTTCTTCCCTTCCTTAAATGAATCCTTAATCATATATCCATTCATCTCTGCATACATCATCACCATCTCCTCATCCCAACCATCAGGTATCTCTGCAAGGTCCAGTTCAGCAATAACTCCTTTATTACGTGCAGATGCAAGCTCTGTACGTCTCATATAGACATTATAAAGATACTTGTATGGTTTTACCCGATCCATAAGAGATATGCCCTCACTCGTGTTTATACTGTATATTGTACCTACATAAGGTGGTAAGCATTTGGAAGGATTCAGTCTTGTAGATCCTATTCTTGGTAGTGGCTCCATTCTTTTGTATATGTCTGGCCCTATCTTATACCCTTGCCACCATTCGTTAATCCAAACCCATTTAACTTTCCAACCAAGATCTTCTCTTACCGGGAAATTCTCATCAACAAATGTTTCTCTTTCATCTCCTTTTGCGTCAATATAACTTAATTGTCCAACTTTCTTGCGGGACTTCCATACTACCCGGGATACTCTTATATCACCATCAGCATTATAAAAACTTCCAAAGCCACGAGCTGTTTCACCATCAACGGTTATGAGTTGGGAGTTTGACTGATATGTACTTTCCTGGTTACTATCAATAGGACCAATCAATACTATATCTGCAGGATGTTTTCCGAAACGACTTTTCTCTTCAAGCTGTGTCACTTCATCACTAGTCAAAACATCCCAGAACTCATCGATCACGCTACCAACGGATCGAAAACCGTCCTCCACTATTAAATCTGCGTCTTCTATCTTATGACTTTCCCCCATACCCATAGTAGATATGTTAAGAGGATTTTTTCTTGTTGTTATCGGTTCACCATGTATTGCATCTACAGAAAAGATTTCCTCTGCAGCTACAAGAACATCAAAGAATGACGAACTGAATATAAATTTTAATTGTTGTGTATGCCAGAAATATGACAGTATCCTGCTACCCATCTTCTCGGAAGCATCCTGGTATTCATATTCCTGATAATGCTTTAATTGCTCCATCCTCTTTGCTGCCTGTTCCTCTGAATAATTAGAGTTACTTATTTCAGAGAATATAAGATCTCTTAGTTGCATACCCATTGCATATTCTTTTGCACTAATAGCATCTTCATTAACTGTTCTTAGCCGGAAATCAAATCTACGCTTTGACTCCTCTCCTTTCAACACATTGAACTTTGACAGTTCTATAGGATAATTCTGAATCTTTGCAGGGAAATTAACACCTTTAATATTCATAGGATTAAAAGCTTTCTCAATCTCTGCTTCGTCAATTATCCCTGCTATCAAGTTATAATTTACTTTGATATCCGCTTTGCGTTTCCGGATCAATCCTGTTTCAGAGGTAGTGATTGTTAATCCTGCCTTAATATTTTCTTTGCCCCAGATATCATTCTTTTCGGCCATTGATTTCTTCTGAGCAGGCAAATGATAAAGTTTTGTTTGTAACATAATTTTAATTTTTTGATTGGTTTAGTTACTCTCTTAATTGTCTCATTTTAATAATCTTTGCAAATGGATCAAGTTTCTCTTTAGCTTTGTACTGAAACATTGCTGTCCTTGCAAAGAATTCTGGTACCTCCAATGCCTTATGCGATTCTTCTGGATCAAAATGCATCATATCTTCCTTGAGAAGCATTAACATCCCCAGGGCTGAACAATTATGGGTTAATATATTCTCAGCCACAAATGTTTCATCATGTTCAACTGATAAATTATAAACATTCCCGATATAATCATATTTATATACTTCTTTAACAGGTACCCAGAATCCTTCTTCATCTTGCAAATAATTCCTTCTCTCATTTCCTCTGTACTTAAATTCATTGCTGAACTTTAGTGATTTGTCAATAAATATCTTACAATTATTGCCAGTTATTGCCAAACTATATTGGTCTTTCACATTTTCCCCTTTTTTTCTTTTTTCTTTATAGTCTATAAATCTTATAGTAGACCATATACCATCATCCAACAATAACTGTCTTATTTGAAATATTAATTTTTTATATATAGTTGAACATTCCAAACTATTTCTTACAGCACCATCAGATCTTTTATCTGATCTGTAGTGTCCATCTCCTTCAAAATATCCTAACATTAAATAAAATAATCCTTTTGACTTGAATAAATCATTTGATAATAATTTATTATTAGCCTTTCCACAATTTTTAGTTAGTAACTCTTGCAATTCTCTTGAATGTATTTCAACAACATACATTTCTTTTGCGTATTTGTCTTTATGTATTTTAGCTTCCGAACCCTGTGTATTATAATATGCTTTTATTTTTCTACTATTTTTATCTATTCTTTCTTTACAGAACGTTCTGTCTCTTTTAAAATATTTATTTATTATATCAACCAAATTTAATCCTATTTCATATTGGCTACTATGCAGATATATCTTAACAACATTAGTATCTTTACTCACCCATCCATCTGCTAAATACCACCCAAGTAAATATAAAATATCTTCTTTCAATAAAGTAGTTTTCAGATTCCTGCGTTTAGGAATCAATACAAAATCTCCCTTTTGAATTTCAGAAGCATTTATATATTTTGCTTTTGGTTGTACTAACTTCATTTTTCTCCAATTTCTTCCATAAGGGTTTTTTAAATACCGTTTTATTAAAATCGGATGATTATGAGTGGCATTTATTGAATCAGGTTGCCCTAGAATAGAGATATTATACAATAAACCATTATGCTTGTTTATATGCACTTTTTTAACTCTATTAAATACACCAGATCTTGTTAACACAAAATCCCCCACTTTTATTTTATTTATATTTTTATATCCATCAATAGTATGTATAACGGTTTTTGGCATTAGACATCTGTCAAAATTCCCATCTTTATGCCAGTATATTAATTCCTGTAATAATGGAATAGATCTTATCGTATGTAAATTTGTTAATTCACTGTTGTTACTAATTTTAGTTACAAGCCATATAAGGATTAGTTCTCTGGCCCACTTATTTATTCCTTGTGTTCCTGGAGAACCCTTACCCCTGTTAAGAACAATCTTATCAACAACTCTATCTGCTACTACCTTTGGTGTATCACAAAGTAAATATGAAGCGAATGTATTATTCATATAAGTCCCCATACCCTTACAATCATTCTCGTAATTACACTTAGCATGATAATATATTAATAACCTACGAACATTTTCATAATACATGTTAGCTGTTAGTGGACGACCGGTATACTCCGCAACAATTCTTCCTGTCACTTTATTCATTATAAATGTAGAACCAAGTGAATCCGTTGTTGAATCATCATGATCATAGGCATCATTGCCTGATATATAAAGACCGTATGGCACTTCTCCATCTTCTCCTGCAACCGGGTGCTCGTAAATAATTATACATCCTTCTATTAACTTCTTATCATTTAGAGGAAATATTCTAATTGGTTTTGCATCCGGGTCAGGTTCCCATTTTATCTTTTCAGTCTCGGGATCAATAACAAGCTTGCCAACATATTCTGTATCTTCAAATTTCTCCGGGTGAGTTCTTACGTGGGCGAGTTGTTCTTTAAGATCATTGATAGGAAAGATAGTACCACCAATACGCATGCATGCTTCCTGTGGAGTTTTAGGTTCTTCAGCAATATGCCTTATTATAGCCTCTGGATTTTTTGTTTCTCTTTTTACTTTATCCCTATCTGC